AGCGTTCGGGTCCATGCCGAACTCAGCAATGTTCGCAGCAATCTGTTCGTCGGTGTAGCCCTGAGCGCGTTGAGCCGCGTAGATTTCGGCAACGGTCGGTTCCACACTTGCCGGGGCAGCAGGAGCCGGGGCCACGCCGGGCGCAGCCGGCGCGGGCTGGCGCTGGGGCCGCGAGGGGGCTGCCGGTGCCGCAGCGACCGGAGCGAACCCAGGAGGCGGCGGGGGGGGCGCAGACCCGATGGGATAGAAACCGGGAGGCGGCGGCGGGATTTGCTGCATCATTGACCGGGCACCCATGCCGAACCGTTCCAGTAGATGCCTTGGCCTTGCGCGTTGCGGTGAGTGGCGCGACCGGGCGCAGCCGGTGCCGGCTCATTGCCACCGGCAGGAACTGGCGCAGCCGACCGGCGCTGGATGTCGCGCTCAAACACCTGCGCCGTGGCCGCTTGCGACTCTTCAAACCGTTGAAGCGCCGCCGCTACGACCCGCTCGTCATTCGGAGTCGAGATAATGCGCTCCAGAGCCCGAACGGCGTCACCGTCCGTTTGGACGCCCGTATTGGCTGCCAAGATTGTGTCACGGGCCTCCTTGGCCCAGTTCATCAGGGCGTCGTAGTTCAGGGAGTTCGGATTAGACTGGCCTGCCATGTTTCGCAGTCCAGAGATGCTGTTGGTCACAGGGCCAAGGTTGAGATCACCGCCCGCAATTTGTTGGCGGAACTGAGCGGCGCGGCTGCGGGCAACGCGGTTTTGCGCGAGGGTGTTTTCCGCACGGGCCACAGCGGCCTGATCGGCGTCCGACATCGGGCGAACCTGGGTGCTGCCAACGCGGCCGACCGGCGTCGTCCCATCAAACACCAACGCCTCGCCTCCCGGAGCGACGTTGACAATTTCAGGGGCGCGGTAGCCCTCATAGATTTTGCGGCCCGTCGTCGGGTCCACCAGATCGGTATTCGGTGCGACCGGCACGTTCAGCGCATTGATGCGGCCCGTCTCGGCAACGCTTCGGTCAATCCCCTCTTTGATCGAGGGAGCCGTGCGGGTGTAAACCGGAGCGACGCCGGTCGAGTCCCGGCGAACAGCTTGGTCGCCCATCACGTCAAACGTCGGCTGCTCGACGGTGAAGGCTCCGGCCCTGGGGCCGTAGGTCGTGCGGCTTCCCGCTGCCGTGGTGACGGGGCGGAACTGCATCCCCAAGCTCTCGCCGAACGCTTCCGGGTTGGTGTTGAAGGCGATCATTGCCTCCGGCCCCATCCGTTCCGCTGCGAGGCGCATAGCCTGCATTCGGGCCTGCGCCTGCGGGCGTTCAGCCTCCGCTTGCAGGCGGGCGCGCTCAGCATCCAGACCCGCGCTGACCGTCTCGCCACCCAGCACTCGGTCAAGAACACGCCAGCCGGACACGCGCTGGCGCTGTGCCGGGGCAGGAGCGGGGGCAGGGGCCATGCGAGGCCCGCCCGACTGGATCAGTTGCATCACATCCGGCGAGAGGAGGCCGTAACGCTGCGCTTGTTGGGGGCGATCAAGAAGACCCATCAGTTACTTCCCGTAGCTTGCGCTGAGACCGATGTTCGTCCCCGTGCTCTTGCCGCTCGACGAACCAACCGATGTCCGGGTGCCCTCGTTGGCAAAGCCGCCCCGAAGCTGGGCCAGCAGTTGTTGCAGGGCGAGTTGGAACTGGTTCTGGTTCTGGTTCTCGCCTTGGGCGATGCCACGCGCGTCGGTGTAAGCCTTGTCGTTGAGGCCCGCGATCAGGGAGGCCCGGTCACGCGACTGGTCGCCTGCGAGTTCCGCCTCGTAGATGCCGCGCCGGTTGTCACCGAAGGCTCCGGCCTTGGCGAAATCCGATTGCTGCTGCGCGCGGGCTATCGCGTCGCGCTGATCCGCTTGGCCAATCGAGGCGTTGATAACGTCCTCGGTGTAGGGCGACTGGTATTGGCCAATCGAGGCCGGGTCGAACCGCCCATAGCTCATGCCCTGCACGTCCGAGATGCCTTGGGTGAGCATCCCCGCCGCACGATCCGACAGCGCACTGGTCTGCACCTCGTTGCTCTTCGAGGACTCCTTGGACTTGTTCTTGCTGCCGCCTGCGCTGATAGCCATTTAAAGCTCCTTCCAGATCACCGGGTCAGCCGGTTGGTATCCGTGTTTTCGTGCGTATCGCAGCCAGCCCTTGCGGCCCGTCGCGCCTGTCATGTCGCAGCCGTTCAGCCGTCCGAACGCCTCGACGGTCGGCCCCAGGTCGCTCATCGCCTTGAGCGAACCGCCCGCCGCGAAGATGTGCATCACCTTGTGGCGCGGGCTTTCGATGAACTCCCCGACCATGCACCCCTCGGGATGCACGAACAGGTGAAACGTCCCCGCAAGGATGCCCTGCCAAATTTCGTCCGCCGTCCAGCCCGACCCATCAAGGGCCGAGGTGATCCAGCCCCTAACTTGCGAGTCCAAGGACCGTCGCCAGATCAGCGTGCTTGTATGACCGATCCGGGAAGAGGATCAGGTGCGTCCCGTCCGTGGCTACAGAAACGACCGTAGGGGCCTCCGGGTCGCCGTGCGTGACGGTTGCCCGGTTTCCCTCGACTTGGGCCTCCACGCCCTCGGGAAGCGCATCCAGAGCGATCCTCACAGTGCCACCGCCGACAGGGCGCCCGCGTTGCTGACCTGAATGTCCCACCGAGATCCGTTCGGGGACGACAGGATCAGCCGTTCCGAACCGGCGACCTCGACATCCTGCCCGGCCTTGCGGCTCTTGGCGTCCATCTTGTCGAGTTCGGTGCGGAGACGATCCTGGTCCTCGCGGGAATAGGCGTTCGGCGCGCGGGGAAGGCTCATCGACCGGCCCCCGGCTTCACGTCAAACCGCACCTTGCCCATGCGAAAATCCACGTCGGCATCCCCGGTGTAGGTCACCGCCACGCGCCGGGCCGAGAACCGCAGATCGGTCTTTGCCGTGGCCGTCACCGCCGCGACCGAGCTTGCGGAGTCCATCGGGTAGTCGGCCACCGAGAAGGAGACAGCGAGCGACCCCAAGGTGGACTCGTCGGGGATGTAGGCATGGACTTCCATCGTCCGATCCCCGCCCGCAATCTCCACCGGCCCGGAGGTCAGGTAGGGTTGCCGGCCATCCTTCACGTTCCCGGTTTCGTGCGAGTAGATGTAGCCGTCGTTCCCGACCAGTTGGGGGTATTGCAGGGGCGCGCGGTCAACGCCGCAAAGCCTCGACAGCGCCCCGATATTCCAGTGCCCCTCGCGGTAGTTATAGACCACATAGCGGTCCACCTCGGTCGATCCCGACGACGGGTAGTGCCACCACACCTCGCCCCAGAGCGAGTTATGCCAGCCGGTCACCTTGCTGATCTGCGTCCGGTTCAGGTCCGAGAACACATAGTCCGACACATCGCACGGCACCGCATCGACGTAGCCGTTGTAGCCCCAGAAGCCGTTGACCCCGAACCAGAAGACCTGTCCGTTCGCCGCCACGACCGCCGCGCCCTTGGACGCCACACCGCACCCGGTCTCGAGCCGCTCGAATGAATAGACCAGCGGCAAGCCCACGAAGGTCGCCCGGTGAACGTCCGTGTCGGTCCACAGCAGATAGGCCCCCTGGACCCTCTTGCCGCACTTCAGCCCGCCGTTCGTCTGGAGCCGCTTTCCGCCCGCCAGATTGGTCGAGGAGGGCGTCCAGTCGGTGTTGTCCTCGGCATCGCACCAGTCCAGCGCGCGAGGGTCGCCGTTGGCCGCAAGCGCGAACATGATGCGCTCGTCCGTCACCAGAATGGCCTCAGCGGTCGGCGCGTTCGTGATCGGCGCGGCGACGGTCGAGGTGTCCAGCGTCCACTCGTAGATCGTGGAGCCGATGGTGCCGACAAGGTATTGGCCCCAGTTGTCGAGGGACCACACCGCTGCCGGGATGACGTTCGACGAGTCCAGCCGGGGCGTCCCATACAGGCCCAGCCCATAACCGCCTTCGCCGTACCCGCCGCCGATGAAGGCATCCGCCAGACCAGCCGTGAAGCCGGTTGTCGGGGTGATGTCGCTCACCGCGCCGGAGCGCGAGACCGCATAGAGCTTGGAGTGCGTCCCCACGCCGGTCCAGTTGGTGTTCGTATCCGCCAGCCACGCGATGATGGCCCGCGCCTTGCCGGTCATGGCCGAGCTTGAGCGCGTGACCCAGCCACCGACCGGGCCGGACTTGCCCTCATGGAACCGCCACAGGTCGGCGTCGTAGAACCGGCCCTGCGACTGGTATTGCGTTCCGTTCCTGTAGATCCCTGGGGGGATGTCCAGCGCGATCAGGGCCATTAGAGCTTGATGACCGCGAGGGCTGCGATGTTCTTCGGCGCGGTCTCGCTCCCGCCGCTCGCTGCGGTGTCGTAGGCCGTGATGCTTTCACCACCACCAGCCGCGCCGGTCGTCGTGGCGAACTGGCCCGCCTCGCCGCTTGCAACGGGAGGTGACACCGAGTGAACGTGCGAGGCGTAGGTGTCGGCGGCATACGAGCCGAGCCGGCGCGACGTATCCACCCCCCGGCCATCATCCAGACCACGCAGGAACATGGCCCGCGCGTCGGGGACAGTCAGCCGCTTGTTCGCCGCGAAGTCCGTCGCCGCATCCGCGCCGCGCGTGGACCCGGCACCCGCCGAGGTCAGGATCGGGGAGTCCGTCGCGTTCAGTGCCCACAGCAGGGCAAACAGCGCCGCCGTGTCCGCATTGGCGCGCGTGGCACCCGAGGAGGCGTTGCCGATGGTCCCGCCGTTCATCTTCACCCAGCCGGACGGGGCCGACGAGTAGAGGCCGAACTTGATGTCGCCCGTGTGGACGTAGTTGGCCGACAGGGTGGCGAGCGTGGCTTCCGCCGTGTTCAGGTCCGTCTCGGTCGTATTGGCCAGCGAGGCCAGCGCCACCAGATCGACACGCGCCGCCGTCCAGTTGGCGTTGTTCTCGGTGCCCCAGGTATCGTAGTCCGCACCCACGGTCGGGACGTTGGTGGTCAGCGTGATCGACACAGCCATTAGAAGGCTCTCCCGGCTCTGGCGTTCAGGGTGGAGGGGTAGGCCGTGCGCTTGTCGTCCTGCTCGATGGCTTGGACAGCCTCCGCATAGGCGTTGCGGATCACTTGGCGCTCATCGTCGCGGAAATAGATCAGGGCCTGCGACAGGGCACCGTAGAGGTAGGCGTCCGGGTGCCGCTTCAGCAGCCAGTTCGTCGCGCACTGGGCCGACAGCGCCGGGATGCGCTTACGGTAGCGCAGCCGGACGGAATAGCTGTAGTCGGGCACCGGATCGAACGAGATAACGTCCGTGACCGTGTAGCGCGTCGGCTTGCCGGTCCCGAGGGCCGAGTCAAAGGCTTCCGGGGGCGCATATTCCAGCGCCAGCGCCGGGCTTCCCTCGATCCGAAAGGACCGGACGCCCGCGAAGTCGCACGGCAGCGCCATCGTCTCGCCCGAGATCGTGTAGGTGGCCGTCGCGGTCATCTCCCGCGTGTCAAGCTCGCGGTTCATCTGGGCTTCCGCCAGCGCGATGAACTCGGCAGCCTTGGCATCCACGCCGGACAGGCCCGCCTTGTTCAGCCAGTCGGCAACGGCGGTCTTGAGTGTGGCGTAGGAGGTCAGGGCCATTTAGATCGTCCCCTCGCGCGTCTTGAACATCCAGTTTTCGTCGAGCCAGCGCGAAAACGCCTTCTTGTCGCCCGGAGTGCCCCGCGTCGGATCGGGCAGAATCCCGCGCTTCTTCAGGTCTTCCCAGATCGTCAGGGGCAGCGTGGCCATCTTGGTGCGATGGTCGAACCCGTCGCCCCACTTGTCGCGGCCCGAGGAGAAGTGCCCCCGCTGGAGCTTGTTGAGTTCCAGGATCGCCGTCATGTCCTGCGAGGTCCGAATGGTGGACACGCCGGTCATCTCGTCGGTCTCGATGTATTGGCTGATCCCGGTGAGGGGATCGTAGTCGAGGAGCCGTTCAGACATTCAGCCTCCTAAGAGGCTGGGGCCTCTAGGTTATGTGGGTCCAAGTCCTTCCGATCCTGACGCCACGCACCGTGTTGACCCCGCAGCCGAAACGGCGGGCCAAAACAGGGTTGGATTCATCAGAGGCGCGGATG